CCCGTGCGGCCGTTCCGGCCCTCCTTGTTCATCTTGCCATCCGCAGCGGCTCCGCGTTACCGCTGTAAAGTCAATGTTTCATTACTTTCGCGCCTCTGTTGCGCTTATTGGAGATGTCCTCTGATTCATGTAGGGAATGGAACACCACCATCCCTCATGAAGGGAGTCTCTTCAATGGGAGTTTTAAAACCTGGTTTACGGTCTCCCTCAAACCGTACAGGCCCAACATGCGGGCCTTATAGCATGTCGTATTCGCTGCGTTATTGCGAAAACCCCAACTACCTATACGATAGGCGTTAGGTAACAAATAATCTTAAATTATTTTCAACACTTCGCTCGAGTCAGTCCTATCCACTCAATCCTTACCTAAGGATGCGAAGAGGCCTATCATTCTAGTTTCATTTGGCATGTCTCAGTGCTGTGATCGCTTACTAGGAGCATCTCTGGCCATCTGGCCATCAGCACAGGCTTTCGCTTCAGCCCATTTGAAGCTCTTCTTTCCGCCTCACGCGAAGAATCAGGTGCTCATTGTCGGCACTCAAATACATAGGCAAGATCTCGCTTGCGTCACTCCGGGCGATAGAAATTCAGGAGTTAAAGCTGTGAGTTACAGCCATCCGAAGGGGGCGCCCTACGCTTTGTGAATGATTTTGCGCCTGGGAGCGGCTGTTCCATCTATTAGCAGCTTCTCACAGGGACCAAAGACTCGTATGCCCGCGGAAAACATGCTTTGCATGCGCGGGAGTGGCTGCTTGAACTTCGTTCCTGCGGTTATCTGACGCTCGCCCCTGGCGAGTTAAGGTACGTGTCGACCCACCAACGACCACCTGTACATAAAGTACAGTGGTCGTATGTGGGTCTCGTCCTTGAGACCCCATGCGACTACTGATATGAGTAGCAATACCATGGACATCGATATGGGTGAGGAGCGCGATAGATTTGACGTTAGAGAACTTTTGGGAGTCCAGAGGGTCGGGGATCCCTCACTGCCCGTCACGGATGACGGGCCTCCCGATCTCCGCGAGATGCGCACGCGTGTGCGATCTGGCGTTGAGGCATGGGAGAGCTTCGGCACTGTTCCGAGTGTGAGCACTGCAGAGCCGGAGGATGATGACGTCGAGATGATCATTGGAGTGAAGAAACACCTCGCGTCTGCGCTTGCGATGTTTGGGGGACGTACTGTTTCCCGAGTGACTGTCATCGTGACTAGCGCGGTTCACCTGGCGACGCTCGATACTCCTACTCAGGTCGTCACTTTTCTCATGGCACAGGTTTCAGCTCTTGGCATCGACACCATTACCCACTGTGTCGATTCCCTCGCTTTGCGCCCTCTTGAGGTGCAGCCGCAGTCAATGTTCAGCCAGCCCTTTCTCAAGATTGGAGAGATGTATATGAGTTACAGAACTACGCCAGGCTGGACTAGGCTCATGCGCTTCGTCATAGGGGCCTTCACCTGCCTTCTCTTGGGCAAGTCGGTGGTCAAGACAAAGGACGCCCCGGGTCTTGTAGAGGGGGTCATACGCGCGGCTTTGCCTCAAATCATAAGCGGCAAGTCCCTGCTAGAGGATGCGATGGGATCCATCAAGGCGATCTGCAATGCGCTGCTTTCCGGAGGTAGCCTCTTTGAGGCATTGGTTGATAAGGAACGCAGCACTTTGGAGGAGAAGATGGGCATATTGCTTGGCCTGAAGGAGGATTGGATCAACGCCACCTTGCCCGACGCCTACGAACGGAATGCCCGCCGCCCTCGTCCTCTGAGGAACCATCCGAAGGACCAGTTTGACTACCTCAGCGCGCTGGTTGACCTACGTGACGCAATACTGGACAAAGGGCTTCGTTGTGAGAAGAAGAGCACTGAGGCTCTCACCTACGCGTCCTGGGCTGTGCGTGTCGGCTCTCTGGCTGGTGAGGTCAATGCTGCCATTATCAGGAATCGCTACAAGCCGGCTGCGTACTGCGTGCTTCTGTACGGCTACTCTGAGATAGGGAAGTCCGTACTTTCGGAGATGATCGGCTACAATCTCCTGAAGTTGGCTGGTTACGATCACGAGGACTGTGACCTGGAGAGGATGATGTGCAATCTGGGTGCCGCAGACAAATTCTCTTCGGGGGTGAAGAACTCGCACAAGCTCATCATCATTGACGACATCTCCGCGAAGAAGCATGAGCCTGGTGATACGCCGGTTACCGAGGTTGTCAGGACTTTCGCCGGAAATGTGGCTACTCCCCTACTCAGTGCTGCTGTCGAGGAGAAGGGAAGGATTTGCCCTCAGATTGAGGCTGTTGTCATGACGACGAACAGTTGGGACATGCAGGCCCATGCTACAGCCGTCTGTCCCTACTCGATTGGCCGGCGCAACAGAGTGGTCATCTACGTTCACACCAAGAGGGAGTATTGGAAGGTTGTGGACGGCGTGCCTCGCATTGACACGCTCAGGAGGCCTGACGGCCCGATCATCATGGCGCCTTACCTCTTTGATATCATGGAGGTTGTGGAGGATAGGCCAACGGGTGCCGATGGAGGCCTCACGTCGAAGTTCAGGTACCGCCCCCTCGTTGTGGACGGTAGGACGATGGAGAAAGTGTCCTACACAGACATGATGGCATACGTGGCCAAGGACTTTGAAGAGTTCCGCCATGCTCAGCACGCGAATGTGGCTTCGATGTCGTCGTTGAGGACTTCGAAGCTGTGTGAGCACAAGATGTTCGGGAGTTTCTGTGACAGGTGTGAGGCTGCGGAGATTCTCGGGGATACTGGTGAGCACATCCAGCCCCACACCAGACCTGGACCTAGAGGTGTTGTCGGTCCACCGCCGGTGCCTCCTCCTCCCGTCGTCTTCTGGACGTTGGGTGATGAGGTACGACTCAAGTCTCTTCGCATGCTCTGCGATCCAGTGGGTGCTGTGCAGATGCTTGACGCGTGGCAGCGTCTTCTTGAGATTCCTGCGGGGGATCTCCGCTGGTGGGAGAGATTCCTAGTCACTCACACTGACTTTGAAAGGTGGGGCCTTCTCATTGTCGCCTACGGCATGGGCCTCATATCTCTCCTCCAATGGGTGGTGACTGGGTTCATCATCATCAACCCCGCGTTCAATCTGCTCGTATACGCTGTGGTCTGGGGCGTTAGTGCAGTGGCCGCAGTGGGAGATCCGCGGCCTGTGGTCATGATGTCCTCTGTCGTAGCTGGCGCAGTGTCAACCGTCCTTGCCATACTCTGGGCACCCTATCTTGGGAGCCTGGTTGGCACCGTTGTCGTGGCGGTTGTCTCCTACATGCTGCGGGCTGCGTTCCTACAGCGTGTCCTCCCGATTCTCGCCTTTTTCGTGCGTGCCAAGGCGGCCGTGGTGGCTCGCAATGCTCAGCGCCCGCGGTTCAGTGCGCAGACCAAGGTCCTGACAGCGTTGATAGGCATGACGGGGCTTGTGATCAGCTGCTGCGTGGTCTACAGGAGAGTATCACGCTATGAGGTGACCAAGCAAGGAGGGGTTGCCTCGGCAAGCAGAGAGTCTGATGTGCCTCCCTCATCAGCGGCCAATCTGCCAACCACAACGTGTGCGCCCTTCGTCCCTCCGGTTCGACGGCCTTCGGACTGGAGTCAGGAGCCCCAATACATACGGCGTCCGGCTTCCTCTGAGCCGTGGTCGACCATGCGCCCGGATGACATTGCCAAGCAGGTCGCGAAGAACACATGGCATATACGCCTCTTCGCGGAAGGCGATACCGTGTCTCAACATGCGGTGGCCATGGCCTCAGGCCGATTCATCACTACCGCCCATGGGCTCTACAAGGGCAGCGAGCTCAAGCACATCACGAGATATGAGTTGGCGTGTGGTGCTCAGCGGTCATATGGGAGCTTCCATCCGGAGTACGCGGAGCGCGTTCTCCACGACGGGGAGCCCACTGATCTGGTGGCCCTGTACCTTCCTAGCAGCGTACCTGCCAGGGATCTGTCTGGGCTTCTCATCGACAAGGGGAAGCTGAGGGCTCGGGTTCTTGTGGTTTCGCCCGATGGTTCCAGTGACGAGGCAATGGTGGACTTTCGCCGGGTGCGTACGGATGCTCTCGGCACGTTCCACGCATACAAGTCCACCCATCCTAAGGGCACCTTCCAGCTTGGGGATTGCGGCCGGCCGGTCGTCGCCCCAGACATCAAGGCCCTTCTCTCGTTCCACAACGCAGCCATAGAGGGCGGTGCTTCTGGCTACTTCTCGTGCGCGCTCTTTACGTCCGACTGGAAGGATGCGCTCCGGCGTTTGAATGCGAAGGCCTTCGTGGTGCCGGCGTTCGAGCCCTCTCTTCAGATTGTGCATGGTGTCTCCGGACAGACGCACACCCTCGGGCCGCTGGTGCCTAATTCCATCATAGGCCATCAGGATGGAGCCTTTGTGCCTCTTGGCACTATTGAGGGCCTGGTGCGCCCGCGTCTTTCTCTCACCTACAAGGAAACGGGAGCGGAATCCGTGCTTGCTGAGCATGGGATCGCTAGAGGAGTTGAGCCGCCAGCGGACTACGGGAAGTACATCGTGGAGAAGACCAACCTGCGCAATACCGCTGAGCGCGGAAATATACCCCCATGGATCCTTGAGGAGGCTGCTGATCAGGTTCTTGCTGAGATGAGGGCCGTGCTTTCTCATGTGCCGCCTGGCGCTTTTGGCACGGTTTCTCTGACAGATGCCATCAACGGCACAGGGGGATTGGAGCCTATGAAGCGCGATACAGCAGCTGGATTCCCATATGGAGGAAAGAAGGGAGCAATGCTGGTGGAGGTGGTCGAAGGGGACTCGGTCACTTACCTTCCCACGCCTGAGCTTGAGAGAGAGGTTGCATATATGTACAACGAGCTCGCGTCTGGGAGGCGCGTCAACGCTGCATTCAGATTCTCGCAAAAGCAGGAGATCCTCAAGCCTGGGAAGATGGTGAGGATCTTTGAGTGCGCCCAGATGGCGTATTTTCTGCTTACTCGGATGATGTTTGGGGCTCTCTACCCTGTGCTCTGCTCCTACACCTACGTCCTTGGCATGGCTGCAGGGCTGAATGTCTTCGACACCGATTGGGCCGAGATGCAGACATGGATGTCGATGGCCCAGAATTTGGTGTTGGGGGATTACATAGCCTATGATTGCACTCGAGGAGTGCCTGAGGCGTGGCTTGCGGCGAGAGTGATCATCCTCCTGATGCGTGAGACGGGCAGATACACGGAGGAGCAATTGAGAGTCGCTATGGGGCTTCTGGTTGAGGAGATCTACCATGTGTCCATTGTGCGTGGGGACGTGGCAATGTTCTTCGGAAAGATGCCCAGCGGCTGTTACCTGACCATTATCCTCGGGAATCTTGTGAACGCTCTGAGGATTATCTCCGCATTCATTCAGCTCTTCAGGAGGCACTGTGACGTGCTTCCTCCGCCCATCGCGTACCCCAAGGAAGGAGAGCTGGTTCTGGGCAATGGGATCGTGTTGCCGTGGTCATACAGAGACGACATCAAGAGGAGCATCGCCAGCTCCTCTTTTCCCTTTGTGGTCTCTGATTATCTCCTGCGCGTCACTATGGGAGACGACTTTGACGTGCGTGTGGTGGCCGGCATTACGTGGTTCACTCAGCCGGCCCTGCAGGACATCTTCACGGAGTGGAACATACGCATCACGGACCCATCCAAGAATGAGACGTACATGAGCGACTACAGTTCGATGGGGGAATACGAGTTCCTGAAGCGGGGGGTGAGATTCAGTGAGGAGCTTGGCTATGTGCAGGCTCCGCTCAGGTTCGCGTCCATATGGAAGCCATACTACTATTGTGACAAGGCACTGGACACGCGAGTCTACATCGCAGGCCTTTTAAAGGTCACTGAAATGGAGTTGTGCATGCATGGCAAGGAGACATACTCTGCGTACGCCCCTGTCCTGGAGTGCCTAGTCACTCACTTCGGACTCCAGTCTCTTCTGACGGCGCCTTTGAGGACGTTTGAGGAGGTTCTGGAGTACTTTCGTGGCAAGGCAGCCGGGTGGCCGTCAGAGTCGGAGGGCGACATGGAGCGTGTCTATCATGTGACTCCGCACAGCTCTAGCAGCAGCAGCGTAGAGACGGACGCGGAAGACCTAGCCGGACTTGACTGGGAATACTCGGATGACGAGCTGGATGTGGCCATGGCGCATTTTTCGGATGTTGACGCTGGGGATGAGAGAGATACGATGATGGCCAGGCTGATGCTTGCCGTGGAATGGCTCTCCCCTGCGGCGTGGGAGGCGGATGAGCCGTGGGACGATTCTGTCTGGGACGAGACGCCGCAACAGAGATTGGAAGAGGAGGTTGAAGTTGCCGTGGTTGTTCCCCAGAGCAACGGCGCGAGATCACGCGCACTGGAGTTGCTTACCAGATACCGGGATATCCTTGAGGCTGAGCTTGAGGACTACGCTGCTGCGCGCTTGGTGGACGAGCAGATATCCGAGCTGCTGCGCGCGAACCCTGGTCTGGAGTGGTACTTGATGGAGAACCATACCACTCTCTTCGCATACTGGTACAACAGGTCGCACTATTCGTGAGTGCGCCCCGCGCTGCGGAGCGCTATATAAATACCGTGGGTGCGTTGCCGGTGCCCTCAGCAACCAGGCGCTGTGGTACTGATTACGGACGTCGTGGCAGCTTCCTCCAGCTACGCGCACGCTTGCCACAGAAGATGGACTGTCCTACGGTCCCCCCTATTTAGGGGAGAGTTGTCGCTCATGAGGAGACCCCGCCGCGCCAATGACACAACGTCGCCGGCGGTCATAGCTGTGTCGCTGAACAAAATCAAGAATCTAATCAGGAGACCGTGTCCTTCGTCAACACGCCGGTGGTTAATGAGGCCCTAACGCCCCAGCTTCCTCCCGACGTGACACGGAATCAAATGGATGTGCAGGGAGAGGCCCTGTCGGAATTTCTTTCAAGGCCCCTCTTTATATATCAGGGCACATGGACGCCCAATCAAGGAGCAGCTGAGACAGCAACACTTGACCCCTGGTCATTATTCTTAACTAATAAGAGAGTGATCAACAGGATTAATAACTATAATCTTTTCAGGGGAAATATGAAGCTGAGAATTTTAATGAATGGCAACGGGTTCTATTATGGCCGCCTTCTACTGGATTATGTCCCCCTCGCGACCCTCAGGACGTGTTCCGGGCTTGATCCCACGGTGGCCTATAACAATATCGCCGCCTCTCAGAGGCATCATGTGTACATAGATCCTTCCCAGAGTACGGTGACAGACATGGAATTGCCGTTTGTGTACTATTATGACGCGATTTCCATTCCTGCCAATGGGTGGACGGACTTGGGGCGTTTGTATATCCGCCAGCTGGCTCCACTTCTTCATGCCAATGGGGGCGTCTCTCCTCTGACGTTCACCATCTCTGCGTGGATTGAGGATGCTGAGCTTAGCGTCCCCACTTCTATTGACTCAGGGGCTATTGTCCCTCAGGCACGCATTGATTACGAGAAGCCTGGTCCTGTCACCAGACTTGCCTCAGCCCTGTCCACGGGGCTCAGTGCTTTGTCTACGGTGCCCGGGCTTTCTGTTTGGGCTACCCCTGCATCAATGGCTGTGTCTGCGGGGGCTTCACTGGCTAGAGCGTTTGGGTGGTCACGCCCTCTCACTCTTGAGCCAGCTATTCGTGTCAGGCCTGAATACAATCCACCATTTGCGACGACGGATGCTGAAGATACCAGTCAGAAGCTGACGGTTGATTCTAAGAACACGCTAACGGTGGATCCTTCTGTGGTGGGCTATAAACCGCCTAACGATGAGCTGTCCATTGCTCACCTGTGCGGCATTGAGTCTTATCTCACGAGCTTCCCTTGGACTGCGGCTAGCACTACAGGCACTGTTGTGTGGAATGCTAGGGTGACGCCAATGTTGGGGGGAAGTGATGGTACCAATTACTACATGACAGCGGCGGCCTTCTGTGCCGTCCCGTTCACTAAGTGGAGGGGGTGTGTGAAGTTTCGTTTTCAGGTTGTGTGTTCTGCTTATCACCGTGGTAGGTTGCTGGTCACTTGGGACCCAGTGTATGCTGGATCCATTGAGCCCAACATCCAGCTCACGCGTGTGGTGGATATAACTGATAATGCTGATTTCAGTGTGTGTATTGGTTGGGGGCAGGTAGCGCATTTCCTTACTGTGGATCCATATACCTCGTGTGCCACCAATTATTCTACGACCGCCTTCGGCTCAGCCTCATCGAGCTGCAATGGCGTCCTGACCGTTTCCGTTCTCAATGAACTCGCGACGCCATCCTCCGTGGTGTCCGATGTGAGCGTTCTAGCGTTCATGAGTCTTGAGGATCCGGAGTTTGCCAATCCTGCGCCACTTCCGCGTCTCGTCGATAGCTATCACGTGACCCCTCAGGCGCTTATGGAAGGGACGTCCGCTAATCCTGATCCGGTCGCAGAACAGCCAGTCATAACGTGTCATGAAACCGATCCAGTGGATGGCGAGATGCTGGTGTATTATGGCGAGTCCGTTCCCTCGTTTCGGGCTCTTCTGAAGAGATACACCCTCAATCATACTGTCATGTACAACAACGCCAGTGCTTCCACCATTGAGGAAAGTTTCATGTCCCAGAGTGACTATCCCTTATATTATGGGTATGGCGCCAACACCATGTATCTCACTAGTGGCTCTAAGCACGTGAATTTTGCAACGAATAGCCTCTATCAATGGTTAGCCCCTGCTTTTCTGGCAGTACGTGGGTCTTATAGGTCCAAGTACGTCGTTAAGGCTCCGGGTGCATCACTGGTAGATGTTAAGGTTGTACGCGAGTATACCACTGCTGGGACGGTGACATATCCCAATGCCTGCACTTCTTACACTGCTGGCACGACTTCTCTCACAGCTGCACGGGGGGTGCTTTCTACTTCTGCCCCTCACGAGAGTATGCGTGGCATCGCATATACAAATAATGCCAAACAGGCACTCATGGAGGTTGAGTGCCCTTTCTACAGAACGGCACGTTTCTCCGTTGGGTCATACTTTGACTCTTCGGCTGATGTGGCGCCCCATAGCACCTGTCATGGAGTGCTAGTTTCTACAGCAGGGACGTCTGTGCCGATCACTATTGAACGCTGGACTGCCGCAGGGGAGGATTTTTCTCTCACGTGGTTTCTAGGTCCGCCACCGCTGGCGAACCTTGCCCTTCCAGCCTCATAAAAGGCCTTGCCTGACGAGTGGCATGGCCTTATAATAATACCCTTTAACAAGATACCGAGTCGGTGCCCTGTTAGGGGGCAAGGCTCGAAAATTTGATGTTATCAGGGTTTCGGCTACCAACTTAGACTGCAGTCACGTAGTTTTGACATGTTGCAAGAACATGTTTTTAGCGTGAGTATGGCAGGTTGGTGGAAATCTCGAAAATCCAAAAG